AGACGACCTTGTTCAGTCCACTTAATCATATCTGAGTTAGACGGCATCTCAGCACCTACCATTCGCAAGAATGAAGATACAGTACGATTTCCGTAACGCTCAAATTCCTTCTCGTAAGTATCAGGAAGATACTGATTCAAGAAGTCAAAGTTAGTAATGTAGTTTGTTTGCAATGCTACTTGTTGAGCATTTGGCTGCAAAGCAAAACCGGGGGTTGATAAAACTGGCATTGTTTTGTGTTTTTGTTAGTTATTAATTTTTTCTACTTACAATTTTGAGTTTGTTACCCGAATCAGGGTTAACAACTCTCATTTTCATTTCCCCATTTGCGATGGACTCCGGCGCTCTCCTCTCAGACATATTTACATTTTTAATCTTACGACTCAAGTCATCCGTTGCGTCCGCTTGGCCTTGCTCATAAAAGAACTTAGCGAAGCGCTCAGGGTTCATTGCCATTGCTAAAGACCTGTGGTATCCTGCTGCGTCTTTCATTAATCCATTTTCATCCAAATACTTCGTTATGAAGCTGTATGGATTACTTTGAATCTTTTTTATTTCCTCACGGTCTGCAGGCAAAAAGGTGAATTTTTTATCATCCAATGTGAAATCAAAACCTTTGAAATCACCATTAAATAATTCTTCAGTCTTTTGCTGAAACCATTCGGCTTTACGCAGATTCTCCTCTTCGAGGCTTTTAGCTTCTGACATATATTGTTTATAAGACTCATACTCTTCTAAATCGACATTTGGAGAAGAGCTCGTGCTTGACTCAAGCGGAACTCTGTATTTCTCTTTTTGGTCGTTAAAGAATTTCTTTGCCTCATTAACAGCCTTTTTCTTTTTGAGTTTTGTCTTTTTAACTGCTGACTCATCATCGTAGTCTTCGTCATAGAAAAACTCATCTAATAGTACATCGACGTCATCATCATCCAATCCTTCTTGTGTAGACAAGTAGAATTTACGAAGCAAATCGTCTTCATTCATAGAATCGTAATCTTTGTTTAACTCTTTAAAGTCTTCAAAGCTACGCCCTGTTTCTTTTTTGTACTTTAGATAGGTCTTAATCTCCTCGTCCATCTCTTCTTGCTCATCTCTCTGAGATGTCAAGTCATCAAAGGACTTGAGTTCGCGACCATATCGCTTACCTAAATATGAAAGAACTTTATCATCATCTAACTCAATCTCTTCAGTTTGAGCAGGTGGTGGTGTTGGTTCATCTACAACTTCTACAGGCGTCTCTTGAGATTCCTCTATTTGTTGTTGATGTTCATCTAATAATTGTTGTTCAACTTCTTGAACGCTTTTTGATTCGGTCGCTCCCAAATCTCTTACTTTGATTTCCATTTGATTAAAATTTACATTACAAAATTATACATTTTTTTAATAGTATTTTTTCAATACTATCTAGGCTCAAATTCAGCTAAGTCAAAACCATCTAAACTATCTTCATTTGATTCAAAATCAATTGGAGGTAAATTATTCTTGCGCTGCTCAATTAACTTTGATTGCTGACTATTTTGAATAGAGATTCTTTTATCCTTAGCCTTTTCTTTTTCGTCTTCTCTTTGCTTTAAATTTTGAGTTTCCATTCCCTTTAATTGCATCTGCATATCAAACTCAGTCTGCATTAGCTGTTGCTTGAGAACGGCTTCGTTTTTCATTTTTTCAATTTCGAATGCAACTTCTGCTTGTTTTATTTGCATCTTAGATTGAGTCTCTGCTTGAATTTTAGCCATAGCTGTTTCAGCTGCCATTTGCTGTGACTGTAGGTTTTGCTGAGCAACCATAGCCTGCTGCTGCATCTGAAGTCGCTCCTCTCTATCCTGCTTCTTAACTCGTTTAACCTTAAGAAGTTGATTAGCCAATTTAATGTTCTTAATCTCACGGATATCAATCGCATCTTCAAGGTTAATATCGCCTTTAGATAACGCGATTTGAATGTTCTGCTCGAGTTGTGCCTTTTCTTCTTCATCCGGTGAAATTTCAATAAAGATTCCAAAATCATACACGTATAAATCCTTAATCTCATTTAAGATAGATACGTTGTACTTTCCAATTCTATTTGCAAAGTCATCCTTGAAGTCAGCGTATTGCAAAATGTCAGCTACTCTATATGTTAATGCCTCTGCCAATGAGCGGAACATAAATAAACTAGCCTCTAAGATGTGACGTGTTGCTGTATTTGAGTTAAGTGCTGCAAGCTTCTGTACGCCAACCAATGCTCTTGGGTCAGGCATAGAGCCATCACGTGCTTCGTTAAGTCCTGTGACAGAACGCAGCATATCCATGTAGTGATTGTAGTTTGCAATTAGGGTTTGTAGTTTTGACGCACCTGAACTTCCTGCAATAGCTTGAATAGGAACTCGGCCATTGTTGAACTCACCGTCTTGAGTGTAGCTACGTCCGATTACACTACCCGTTTGGAAGTATAGTCGGAGTGCATCCTCGGGATTGTAAGCAGCCCCCGTACCTAAATCAACTTCATTAAGGCCATCAGCATCAATGAATACACCGTCAGGAACTGTACGTGCAATAACCTGCTGCATCTTTAAGTGAGTAATTTGAATCAAGTCAGCGAATGGAATCATTCGACGAACCAAAGACTCAATTACACCTTTATACATACGAGGTGCAACAGCAACGTAGTTTGGTATAGCGTGTTGAGATGATGACTTAGGACGAACCATGTTCTCAGACATCTCCCACTTAAGTAAAATGTTTGTACCCATGACCATTACGCCTTCGTACCAAACATCAATTATTTTTTCAATCTTCTCAAACTTGCCCTCCTCCATCATATCAGTAGGTGGATTAAACGTGTCGTCTTTTGCAATTACACGAACGCCGCCGTTATCCAAGAACTTCTTCTTATAAACAACTTTCTTGGTGGTCTTATAGTTAAAGTATAGTAATGTGCAGGTGTCACGGTAAAAAATATCATTTTGGTAGTACTGAGCTACGTTGTAGTAGTCATACCAACTTTGGCTGTACTTTGAGATTTCAGCTAAATCGTCAGTAGTTAACGATTGGTCAATCTTCAAGAGCTCCGTAATAGGAACTGTCTTAATCTCACCCCAATAAAAACAATCTTTAAAGTAAGGGTCCTCAGTATAGCTATAGACCACGTTAGCCGGGTCTACATAGGAAACCTGTACACCAGAACCGGGAAGAAACTCGTGTTTTGCAACAGAGATACCTAATACCGTAAGGTCGTAGTCAAGTCTTTTGCGTAGGTCTAAATATTTATTCTCCTCTAAAATAGTATTGATAGCTTCTTCCTCTGCAATCTCGATAGCAGGTTTATAGTTAAGCTGCATATACAATGATAGTTCCTCATCTGTTTCAGGAAGTTCCTCGGGGTCCATAACAAATGGGTCGAATCCCGACTTTTCTTTTATCATCATTAATGGTGCTTTTGCAACCATTTGCCCCTCAAGGACATCTTGAAACTTACTTCTCTTTGATTGAGACATTGCATCTTGTGCGTAAGCCTTAACCTTAAACATACGGTCAGACATACCGTTAACGACGATGTCAACAAATTTAGGAAGGATTGGAACGGGAGTCCAATCTAGATTTAAGTATGATAGGTCTCCATCAATTGCAAGTTCATTTTTATATTTAGCAACAGACTGCTCGCCACGGGCGTAAAGCCTTAAACGATGGAAGTCTCTCCATTGGCTATAATATCTACACTGATTCCCATCCTTACGAAACCACTCGTATTGGATAGCTTGCCCTATTTGGATGCCAAATTCTGCAGTGTTCTTTTCTGCGTCAGAAACAAATTGACTCGGAAATGCAGTTGAGGGTACGTTTACTTTTACTTCTTTCATTTAATAAGTTGACTTATATTCCCATCATTACTATATCTTGCAAATTTAAGAGATATTTTTGATTCTTTTTTCTCAGGTATGTATAAGTGCTTCTGATTAGCCATTATAGCCAATCCCGAGCTGATAGAGGCATCGAATTTAGTCCTATCGCTAATGTCGAATCTAGCCCAATCGCTAAGCGTTCTAGTGAACGGCATTGAGCCCATCTCATCAGGTTGTCTATATATTCCCGCTGAATCCAACCCCACGTACTTCTCGATGTAACTCTCTATGGCAGATGCATGAGACTGCTTAACGTCTTCAGATGAGTTTGGTATACCACCTAATTCTCTCTCTGTAGGCGTTAACTTTGCGTAGTGCTTGTCGGGTCTATTTATTGAGAATGGCCTATAACCTCTATTTTTGAAGTGATAAAGCAAACGAGGTTTGTTGTTCTCTATTAAGATTGGCATACCGTAAAACACACAGGCCATTAAAACCTCTTCAAAGAATATCTCTGCTGTTTGAGGCCTAGCAATGTATTCCAAAAAGAACTCGTTTGTAGGTCCCTCATCCATATGGAATTTAGTCATTCCGTGCAGTGAGCCGTTTGAACCTCTGCCACCAACAACTGCCGATATGTCATATGGGTCACAGCCAAAGCACCCCATGTGCTCATTTGCAGGATACTTCAATCCGTTCTTTTCTATTACTCTGTTCTGAAGGTGAGCAGGAGGAACCCAAGAGACTAAGAACCTGCCGTTCTTATCAGGAGAGAATACAACTTTTGTGTCTTTTATTCCGTCTCTCCAATGGAAAGAGCCACGTGTTAAGTAATGCTCTGATATTAGCGCATCGTTGTAATCAATCTGCTGATATATCTTAGTTAGATTAAATAATGATGATTTGCTCTCATCTCTAAATGCGTGTGATTCAGTACGAGGGAACTGACGATAGAACTCATTAAGTGCATCGGCATCACCCTTAAGTGAATCAACCTCTGCCTCCCAATAATCGATAGCTCCGTTTGTAATCCAATTTCCGTCAACACCTCTGATTTTATCAAATGGCTTTCTAAAAACAGGCATACCATGGATGTCTATAAATCCTTCCATGTTCCACTCCATAGGAATAAACAATGCGTAAAGTCCTGACTTAGTCTGTCCGTTAGCATTCCTTGTTGTAACCCTAGAGTCCTCGTAAAGTTTTTTATAGTTCTCACCACCCTTACTTAGAGCATTAGACGTAGAGCCCATCATGCACTTACCAATAATCTTTGAACCCAAGCGCAAACACGTCTTGGTTACGCGCCAATTGTTCAGAATGTTGTTCGGCTTAACCCACTTAGCACTTTCATCGTGTGCTAAGAACTTTAACTTCTCACCATCGTAAGAGTTTTCCTCGGTATTTTTCCAGTCAATTGTCGTGTCTAGACCCGTAATCTCATTGTCATCCACGTCATGCATATTCTTCTTTGTAATCTTAGCAGCAGGAACGCGGTACGCAAGCTCAGTCTTTGGCTTGTCCATACCATCCATAACAGGCTTAAAAAAGAAAGGAAGGTTGCTGTTGATTGGAACAACCTTATCGGTGAACATTTTCTTGGCATCCGCTCCTGTCTTTGAAAGCATACCAACTCGCGCATCTCTTGCAAGAGTTGCAATGTTTACGCACTCAGATGATGACATGAACGAGAACCCCGAGCGACGTATCTTTAAGTATATCATACCAAAGCTACGCGGGTCAGCTACGCAGGCTTCCCAAAATATAAAGAATATACGGTTTGCTTCACGGTAGTCAGGGTATCCGATATCAATCTTAGACCACTGCAGGTACATATAATGAGAGCCTGTAATATATGTAGGCTTACCGTTGTTCATAAACCAACAACCTTGCTCTCGGTAGTCAAACTCCTGCTCAATGTAATCCACCCATCTGTTTTTAAATTCAGTAGGCATATCGTTCCATTGAAATATAGACTGAATACGAGTAAGCTCTTTTGGCATATCCATTCTCTCCCAATACTGTTCGGATGCTTTGGAGTGTCTTTGAAGACACTTTTGAGGAACTTCAGGAAGCGCAATGCGAAGGCCTTGTATCTCTACTACATCTCCAATACGCCCTGTCTTTGATATAACAACTACGTCATAATCTTCATTATATCCATACGTCCAAGACTTATCGTTATTCTTTCGAGTAAACGCAGTTTTCGGTATGGCCTTATCAATGACCTTATATAGACTACTTGCCTCCTGCACGACGTTCAGCGAATCCTTGTTTAGTATCTACCTTGTTAGGGCCTTTATCTAATAGCTCTAAATTCTCTCGCTCTAACTCAATGCGATTTAGAATCTCAAAAGCATCGAATATAGCAAGCTTCTTAGTAGCTGCCGCATTTTTTAATCTATCTGCAGAAAGCTCATCTTCGGGGTCAGGCTTAATGATTTGCTCTTGAGCTACTTTTATTAACTGTTCAACAGCTTTTTCTCCTGCTGAAATAATTCTAAGCTTTATTTCTTTTACCTTACTCATAACAGAATTTTTATGTTTTGTTCTAACATACGATACATTTTTTTATCGTTGATAGTGAACTCATATTCAGAGTCAGGTTCAAATGAAATTAAATCACCCGAATTAATTCCTTGAGATTTTAAGTACTCATTTGGGTAACGCATTATACCCATGAGCGGCTCTTCACTAAATGGCTTGTAAATAAATGAATCAATTGTTTCTATTGGCTCTACAAAACAAAAGCGTCCGTTAGCAACCCAATCACCATCTTTTTTGTACATATAGAATTGCTCAAAGTCAACAAAGAATAGGTCTTCTTTAAAAAAGCTCATTCCGCTTTTTCTTCGACCGTACATATCGTTGTAGAACTTAAACACGTTATGGTGAACGATTAATGTATCACCCGGTTCAATTGGACCGGTATATCCTATAGGGGTTTCAATAACCTCAGCATACCTATTTGAGAATTTAAAGTCTTCTTCTGAAGTGCTAACTATTAACTCAACTCCTCCAAAGTCCCCGGTATTGCTGTATCTTTTCCCCTCCATAGGTTTTACTATGAAGTAGAATGGGGATTTCATCAATAATTTATATTATATTCAATTGCAATAGGCATAGTGTGCGTGAACTCTTTCCACAACACAACTTCCTCTTTTTTATTTATGATGTAAATCTTAATGGAAGACTTATCAATATCGTATCGGATTAGATGAATCGTATTCGAACCACCTAATATCTCTTGACCACAGATATAGTGCATAGCACCTCCTTTGTAGTCAGGACCAATAGATATCTTTCTAATTTCCATTAATTAAATTTCCAAATTTGTATTTGAGAAGAAGGCACATTTGACCATCCTCCTAAAACTGTATGAGGATACACACCGCCTTGATTTGTTCCTGATGAATCTCTCATAATCTCAAACCAAAGAACATCCCCTGCAGTAGCTTGAAATGGTATAGTTACCTCATATTCTGTAGGCAAGTTAGGTGTATCAAGATGGAATCCTTTAGTAGCACTAATCTGAATACCATTAAGGCGAGTTCTAAACAATAATATAGATACTCCACCTGATGAACCTTGACGCTCAACAGAGCCAAACCCATTAACAAAATACAATCCCGACTCATTGAATGTAACTTTTCCAAACGCGTCTAATTGAACAGGAGTGGAAGGACTTCCTTGAGCAGCTCCAAACTCAACAATTAAAGGTGTGTTTAAAGCTGATGGGGCTTGAATATTAAACGATACTCCATTAAGGACTTGAGTGGCATATAGATTAGCATTAGCAAGTGAAACAATACTTCCAATAGTATAATTCTTTGTAGCATCTAGGTTGCCTACCTCAGTTCCAATTACCTTGTCTGATAATGAAGGAGTTGAATCAACTGCATATGTACTAATCTTTCCCATTTTTATTTTTCTTTTTTGGTTACCTCACCTGTCTGCATATTAATGACAGCATCCTGTCCGTAAATAGCAATGAGTGACTTCTCTTGTTCACTAAATTTAGCTCTTAAGAAATCAATTTGTTTTAGAAGCTCATGCTTCTCCAACTCTAAATCTCCTAAAGCAATTTTTGCTTTGTTAAAGTCCGCTTGCATCTTTTGCAACGTCTCTAATTCTTCTGTCTTTAAAAACTTTTCTACTTTCATTTTATTAAATTTATATGACAAAGATAATGAAAATCAGAATAGGTGTGAAATTCTTGCCACCTGTCCATTTATTTTATGGTGAATAAATCCTTCAACAGCCTTAGGAGCGTGCTGATAACCTTTGACGTGATGCCATGAGTCGGCCCCCGATGGAGAGCGAAGTGACTCAACTGTTACCCCGATGTAATCCTTTGAGAACTTATGATGCACGTGATGCGTGTACACATATCTGTGCTTTGTTGCAGACCAATCTATAGGAAACTCTGTGGCCATCAAAATAGGGAGGTCTTGGTTCTTAGCTCCGTCACCGTGTGTAGTACCAATTAAATTTAATCCATATCTAAATGCCTTCCTATGCGAAATTGAGCAGTCAAAAGTAATCTGTTTGCAGTCTTTAAACCACGTTCTAATAACGTCAGCAAGGAAGAACCCATGAACATAATCGTGGTTTGAGGGATTAAAAGTAAAATGAACGTCAGCCACAGTAAGCAGCCTTTCAAGAATCTCAACATATAATTGTTTTGCTATTAAAAAATT